GTATCATACATAAGTTTATCTTTATTTTTTAATTTAGTTTCATAAATAGTATAGATATCATCATAGATAGATTCTGCAGTGATACCACTATTCTTAATCGAAACATGGTCGAATAGATCTTGACCAATATATCCAGTTAAAGTTTCCAAACGTGGAATAGTAATACCACCTTCCATGGATTGGATAATCATTTCAGCACCTGGGAATTGGTTAATAATGTTAGCCGCTGCCTGTACTGCAAATGTAGATTTACCAGAACCAGAACGACCAATAAGTAAGTTATAAGACCCATCAAGAATGCCACGATGAGTTACTGTAGTAATCTCACCTTTATCGTTATAACAGTTTAAACGATAACCATTCAATGAATCGAAATTTAAAAATCCTGTTGGGTATGCAACGTCATATAGACCTTGCTCGGGAGAGTAGCCAGTCACCTCGGCTACACGTTCAATTAATAAGCCCATAATAAAATCCTCCTAAAAAATATTATTATAAGTTACTAATAAGTTCCAGGAGGAGTAAAAAAATAAAATACCCCAAGGTAGTTTAACTACCTTGGGATAGTTGATTAGAATATATAAAGACCTTGCTCTTTAAGTTCTTCTGCTATATATAAGACTTTATCATAATCTGCAGATAAAGCTAACATAGAGCATCTTACATCTTTACGAACTTTTTGTAGACGTAGACATTCTTGACTATACTTAGTTAGTACACGTTTAATGGCTGTCATAGGACGTTCATTTAACATGAATAGCATAGCATTAGTTTCTAAGTCAAACATCCAAATTCTTATAGATGTATTAATCTTAGGATCTTCACAGGATTCTAGCATCGAAGTTACAAAGAATTCTTCGAAGTTTTCATAGAAGAGTTCACCATATAAGTCCATCAAATCTTCTTCACAAGTGTTAGCTGGGTCCATATATCTCATGATTGAAGTATTGACACGACTAATATTAATTACCTCACTCTTACTAGAATAACGTGCTACAGATAGTATAGTTGTTAATTGCTTATTAGTGCAATCGACATAATCTAATTTCTTGTAGATACGTTCATTAATAACCTTAGAGATCTTATATAACGCTGTAAGAGTTTTACCAAATCTATCTGGATCAAATGCTGATTCATTGATAACTTCAAATAATTCATATATCTCATTATTAAGTACACGAATTCTATCTTCAGCAAGTTGTGGACGATTTTGAACCATAATCATTGCAATATATTGCCATGGTTCAAACTTAATGTATAAGCATCTAGAGATTGGTTTAACGCCTTCACCTAGATAGTAAATGATATCAGATAAGTTATCTTCAAAATATCTATATGCGATATCATGATTAGACCAATCTAAAGTATCCAATTCATTCACTATAGTATCAGCAGATTTCTTGATTACTGCAGAGAATGGAATATCTTCTGCATATACTTTAGAGGGTTTTACATATTTATCAAATAGACCCATATTTGCTCCCTTTCTTAATAACGTTCTTCGAAGTCATCAATCTTGGAAGATTTATTACCTTTCTTACCATCTACTTTGATAACTAAAACGTCGTCTTTTACAGAATCAAAGAAGTTTTCTTTAACTTTAACTGTAGGATTTTTGATACCGGAATTAGATAAGTTAAACATATCATCATCTTCTTCTAGTTTCATACATCCAATTTGATCAAAGAAACCATCTTTCTTTTTATCTACATTAGAAGTTCTAGCTTTATATTCATTATAAATCTTTTCAACTTCTTCTGTAGGAAGTTTAATACCAGAAGCCATAATACATACACGTTCTTGACCAGCTGGTACTGTTTGAATATGTGTGAAGAACTCAAATGGTTCACCTAGCTCTTCACGAATTTTAGCATTATCGAAACCAACATTTTGGCTACGTTCTGACGCATACATGAATACACCAATACGTCTAGCAGTTGGAGTGAAATCTAAGCTCTTTGTATCATAAATCATTTCTTCAAATAATCTATCAAAGTCAGCTTGTTTCTTAATACCATCAAACTCTTTAGTTTCAATAGTCATAAAACCAGGAGTTGTAGCAATCTTATACAAGTCAGTTTCATCAATATTTTGATCAGAATCAACTAAGTCTAAACCAAGCCATGTACGCATACGAGTACAGAATTCATCGTTGGCTTTACGTTCAGCTTCTTGTTTATTCTTACTAGTAGATAAGAATTTCTTATTACTAATAGCTTCAACTGTATAGTTGTCTTGAAGTTCTTGGAAGTATTCTACTGTATTTTGTAGACCACGAGCATCATCTTCGAAGCCAGTGAATACTACTAAATGTACATTCATATTCAATACTTCACGAATATATTTCGCCAAGATCGTAGAAGAACCGCATCCAGTACCACCTTCAGAAGAGGATACAATAACTACCGCATCATCATCTGGATCTGGTAAAGAATCAATTTTAAGCTTTTCAGATTTTAATGATTCAATTGTGATATTTTTAGCACGACCACGTTCTTTACCACAACCGCCCATACCAGCACCAATGATTACATTGATGTCGTCATATTCTTCTTTCATATCTTTGCGAGTTGTATTAATAAGAAGTACATCACTTCTATCAAATACACCTTGCTCGATAGCTGTCATTGCTGCTTTATTACCAGCAGCTCCAATACCAATTAATTTTGCCTTCATAATAAATTCTCCTTCATTATAAAAAATATATAATATTGGATAGGCTAATTAAAGCCTATCCAATGATTACCTTAATGTATTACTTTGAGTTATAATCTACATACCACGAGACTGTCTTAAATATGAATATGATTCCGACATGATTCCATTAACACCTTTAATCCATGCTCCAGCAGCCTGTGCATATCTCTTATGACCATAAATCATTGAATTTAAACTTGTTTGTCCCTCCTGGTAATAATTTCTACTAATCCATACAGCACCATTAACAATACCATCATAAACACTATTACCCATATGATGAGCCGCATTAGGATTAGCATCTATAGCATTAATGCCAAAATAGTTTCCTCTATCTCTGGCTAGATAAGATCTACCATAATCAGATTCCCATGATGCATGAGCAAAGATATAGATTGGATCTAGACCAGATTCTTTTGATGCTTCAATAAATATATTACCTTGACCTTGGAATGGAGATGTACCACTTGGGTCAAAATGAGAAATAATATTATTCATATCTTCTGTAGTAACATAAACAGACTTATTAGATAAGTCAGAATTTTGATCTACATAGTATCTTGAGTTAGCTTTCTTATTAGTTTCTTCTTTAACAGCAGCTTGTTTTAAAGCTTCTTGTTTAGCTATCTGAATATATTGATTTAATACTCTAACGGTATTTGGATCCACATTTTCTTTCTTCTTCATACGTTCATTATCTTTTTTATCTTTATCATTACTGATAAGATTATTAACTTTGTCACTATAGTCATCGTTATTCTTAATTATGAATTGCATTACAATGTCTAATGTATCATCACTTTGACGATCACTTTCTAGTGCCTTTATTGGCAATATAGATACCAATATGGCGATGCATAATAAGGTAAGTTTCTTAACCACTATATTTCACCGTCCTTATAATCTTAAAATACAAAATAAATGCGATGGAGTATTAAGCCCCATCGCATCACGAGACTATTTGTCTTCCTTTTGTTGATCTTGCATTTGCTCTTTTAGAGCTTGCTCTTGTTCTTGTGGTACTTCATCAAAACCTAAACCAAGGTCACCGATTTCATGTAACACGCCAATTTTCTTTTCCATATTATTCTCCTTTATTTAAAATAAGAATACATTATCCTAATGTTTACTTATAGTATAATTTTATACCATTAACATTCACTATTATAATATATAACTTTTAAACATATTAGTAAAAGTTTAAATACTTTTATTGTTGTTGTGAGTATTCTATGATTGTACAATCATGTTTACCTCCTTTAAAATATGGAAATAAGAGATTGTGTTATGGACTACTCATCTAGTTATGAGTAGTCCATGATACAGTTATGAAAAAAAAATAAATAAGATTAGGAGATGGGAGTTAATCCCATCTCCGTCTTTAAACTAGAATAATGGAACTCTGATAGCTTCATTAAATCTACTAAATTGGTCATGCGTAATTTGGCGATTCCATAATAACGCAAAAGCTTCATGACGCATCTTGAATGCGTCATCCCAATTCCAATCAGAATCCAGCCCCTTATTATTCTCCTCGAAATGTTGAATCATTGATTCGAAGCAATTGAAAAATAAGTCATCTGTAAGCATGATATGACTCCTTTCTGCCTTGTGGGCTTAACTAATAAACATATCATCATATCACCTTAATAATATACAGTTATATATATCTACTATTACAAAATCTATCCCCTTAGGATTACTATGATCCTAAGGGGAATTTGTTTATTGACGTCTAGATACTGTCTTATCTTTAATAGTTTGTGGAGTCATATTATTAATATTAATCAAGTTAGTATTAATATGAGACCCCAACAAATATACGTTCATCATATTCTTAGATAATACATCTGTCTTATCTACAGGGATATCTTCTAATGATACTGTACCAAGAGTAGAGATAGTGTTATACATAGCCTGCTTAGCTTCTACTGAGTCAGCACGAGCACGAGAGAATTCTGTTAATGTATCTTCCATACCAGATACTACAAGAGATTCCATTTCACGGTCAGATGTAGCACCATTTTTATCATGACCTACAAGACGACCAGTCTTATTATCACGAGATACTATATTAGTAGAGATAGAGTTCTTCTTAGTTAAGAACTGTTTCATTTTCTTTAAATGAAGATATACTACTAATGCTTCTTTAGTCCATACTGGTTCGCCATCTTTATTTACATACAAATCTGGTGTAGCTACTTTTTCCATTAATGGTACTCCAAGGATATTAGCTGCTTTCTCAATCTCAATGAAAGTTGGTTCAATCTTAAAGATACGTGTTTGGAATCTATATGGATATTTCTTAGAGATATAATCTAAGAATTGTTTATCGTTCATGTCTTTAAATAGATTAGCATAATATTTAGACATACTTTTAGTTGGATCTAATGCATCCATTACTTTATATACAAGCTCTTCAGCTTGCTTACGTTGTTTAGTCATATTAGCCTCCTTTGATTTAATGAATTGTTCAAGATGGCTAAAATTTACAAAAAAAATAAGTGGAGGCTATAAAGCCTCCACCGTTTCATAGAACCAAGGTTCTCTCACGATAAAATTGAGATAAACTTGGTCATAGCCTTCCAAGTGAAGTCTATTTACGAGCATTTGTATTGCTCTACCCAATTTAGGATCTTCGCTATTGATATATACAACAACAATTTCCTTTCTATTCCGTGTAGAGAATACTTTATTCAAAGCATCATTAACTTCTCCCTTAGAATAATTTTCAGAAAGATATTGGCTGAATATGCTTTCATACTCAGTGGTGTAACCAATTAAGTAGAATACATCGGCATCTAACTTAATTGGTTCACAATTCCATTCGTTATTATCATGGAATTCAACATATGTTTCGATACCGCCCATACTATCAACCTGATCCCAATATTTATAAATTTCCATTTCATCCTCCTGCAAAAAATAAAAGTGGCAAATTTTACTTTGCCACTTTAATCTTAAATTACTCTTTTACAATTCCAGAGATATGTATAAAGATCTAGTTCCTTTACCCATATCTCTTTATAACCAAGCTCTTTAGCTGCTTCTAGACATAATTCTAGAATTCTATCAGGATTGGATTTCCTATGCTGGTTATTATATAATACTAGGATATCTCCTTTTTTAACTGCAGCCATTTTCTTGATAATATAATCTTTATTGATTATATTTTGTGTTGTTTCGTAGAGATAAGGAATCTCTCTACAAAATCCTCTACCACCTATTATACGAACCATATCTCCAGCTATTTTAACTGGCTTGCCATTCCAACAGCCATTTTCATAGTAGTTTACTTGAAATTTTACTTCAAGTAAACTTCCTATATAATTATGATATTTGTAGACATTTGTTTCTTCGCCTATCATAGATATAGAGGTTGGTCCATATTCTTTCAACTGATAAAGATCAGTAATTAATTCATGTCGGAGCATATATCTAAGCTCTTCATCAGAGAGCTTGTTTCTTCCAGCACCAATCATATAGTTTGCTTGTGCAATAACAGAACCTAGCCCTGTTATATTATGACTAGGCATCTTTAATGCTTTTAGCAGACTATCTGTTTTTTCTGTAAAGTTCTTTTCGTTTACAGTTTCAATAATCTTTTTACATTCGATTATTGCTTTTCGATGCATGGTTTCACCTCCTTAAAAAAGGAAGCCCTCCGAAGAGGGCTATTGAACTAGTTATCCAATGAACGGCAGCCGATCACTCGACCAGCTTCGTCACGGACCTGCATCCCTGGCACTAGTAGGTCATCACGATGGATGCCTTGAGATGCCAATGCAGACACGATCATACCAGACACGATGTAGATAACCCCAGGAGTCGGATCTGGTAATCCTTCTACCTGCCCATATACTGTATGGGTACGTGGAATTTGTACTCCGTTAATAACGAAGTATCCCACCGTAGTTGTTTGTGCAGATACACGTGCAACCGTAGTGGACTCTACTGTTAGAAGTAGTTGGTTATCTTGATCCACGAATCCGATTGGATGTGGTGTCAAGTTTACTGCTTCCGCTTCGATAACTGGTAGGTTGAATTGAGTTGTTGTTTGCATGATAGATCTCCTTTCTTCCCATGCGGGATTAACTAATTTACTTTGGGTCTATCATGGTTATAATATATAATCATATATATACAAATACAAAATAACCCCTTAGGATTACTATGATCCTAAGGGGAGTTTATTTTATAAAGCACTGTAATGAATCAATAATGTAAAATACATCAATACCGATCTATGGTAACTATTCTTAGTAGCTAAACGATTACGTCTATGAATGTATCGTTTAGAGGACTCCATCAACCATTTCTCTGTAATATCCTTAATACGTAGCATATTAGGATCTTTAGTATTCGGTTTAGGTTGAATGGAGAACTTAATGAACTCAGCTGTACGTACATCTTTATTTCTAGACTGAGCAAAGTATGTATATATAATTAGACTAACAAATTCACGAATCTCCGAGTTCTGTTTAGTATCATTCTTTACAATATATTCAATAATATCTTTAATCTCATCAGTCTTAACTAAAGCA